TGTCCATCGCGGGGCCGAGCTTCGCGAACCCTTGGAGCATGTTGTTATCGTCAACGCCGAGCATGAACGCCTTTTGAATGACGTCGGTGAGCGAGAGCATGTCTTTCTCGGTCGTGCGTGTGGCGTCTTGCAGCTTGGCGGTGAATTCGGCCGCCTCGGCGGGCGTTTTCTTGAGCTGCACGGCGAGATACGCGGTCGCTTCGCCCATGCCGCCGAGGATAGATTGCGCGCTGATACCCTGGCGGGTCAGCATCGTCATCATGTCCTGAAAATCGGACGTCGTACCGGGCAGCCGGTCGCCGAGTTTCATCGCGAGCGAGTTGATCTTTTCGAATTCCGGCGGGACCGTGCCGCCGGCGCGCATGAGGGCGCTTGCGAGCTGCGTCGCCGATTCCTCGGCTTTCGCATAGGCCGCGACAGGAACAAGCGTTGCAGCGCCGACGACGGCGCCGCCGGCCATCATGCCGGCGCCAGTGCCCGCCATCTTGCCGGCGAGTTCTTTCGTCTTGTTCATTCGCTCGCGAGCTTCCGCGAGGCGCTTCGTGCGCGCAGTCAGATCGGCGAGCTTGGCTTGCTGCGTCGCCATCGTCGCCGTAGTCGCGGCCATCGACGAGCGCAAGGTGCGCTCGTGTTGCGAGAGGTTGCGCGTGTCGATGCCGGCGGCCGACAGGCGATCGCGCAGCTCGCGCACCTTCGTCGCCTGGGTGCCGTGCGCCTGGGTGAGCTGCGCGGCCGTGCGCTTGGCGCGCTCGAATTCCGCTCGCATCGCCTTCGTCGGTGCATCGGTCGAGCCGATCGTGCGGGCCAGCTCGGCGACGCGCGTTTGCGCGGCTTGCATATCGCGCTTTGCGCCCACCAGGCCGACGCGCATATCGCGGAACGCGGCGACGTCCTTTTGCGCGGCTTGCAGCTTGCCGAGTTCGGTGCGCGACTCTTTCAGCGACTTCGCGAGTCCCTTGTTGCCGTTCAGGATGTTTCGAATCGGCCGTGTTGCGCCGTCCACCATATCGAACAGCACGCGCAATTTCAGATCGTTCGCCATCGTCATTCGGTCCTATAGGCCGAGCGCACGCGCGCACGCTCACGCCAGTCGGCCAGCTCGGCCAGGGTAAAGCCGTCCATATCGCGCGGGGTCCAGTGAAACACGCTCGCTATGTCGGCCATTGCTTCGTCAACGTCGTCGGGTATGCCGTGTTTCAGCGTGCCCGATTCGGCAGCAAAAAATCAGCGAACGCCACCCCCAATTGCACGAGGTCGGCCGGGTCCATTTCGCGCACGTCGAATTCGGTGAGCGTCGGCGACGAGATACGCGGCAACACCTTGCCGAGCGCATCGACGTCGAGATTCACGAGCGCATTGAGCGACGTGCCGCGCAGCTCGCCGGCGGCCGGCTTGCGCAAGGTGATCTCGGTGATTTCCTGGTCGCCGCGCTTGATCGGCGTGTCGAGGGTGATCGTGTTCGGCTTGGCTTGTTCGGACATTTCTTTCTCTGTTTAGGTTTTGAGGTGTTGAGGGTTTCGGGCGCCCGCCTGGCGCATCACCAGGCGAGCGCGGTGCGCAGCTCGTCGAGCTGCGTTACAGGCCGATCGCCGTGCGCAGGTCCGCGAGCAGGTCGTCGCCGTTGACGATTTCAACCATGTTCACAAAGTCGATCTCGATGATCGTCGCGCCGTTGATCGTGAGCTTGTAATAGCTGCACGAGGTCGTGACTTTGAAAGAGGTGTCGTCGCCAGGCTTTGCACTGCCCGCGTCGATCTCTTTGTGCCGGCCACGAATGACGATCTCGACGGCATCGGGTTTGCTTTGATCCTCGGCTTGATACGCGCCGGCGAACCGCAGTTGCACGCCGTCGTGTTTCGTCACGCCGTACTTTTCGTAAATGGCGCGCATCAGGCCGCCATACGTATGCACGACTTCGATTTTTTCTTGCCCGAGGTCAATGTCGATCGGGCCATTCATGCCGCCGGATCGGTATTCCTCCATCTTGCGCGACAGCTTCGGCAGCTCGAATTCAGAGCACTCGCCGCGATAGTTGTCGCCGTCTTGAAAGACGTTGAACGCCTTAAGTTTCTTCGGCAATGCCATGTTGTTTCGCTCCTGGTTATGCCGTTACGCGCGAGGCGAAATCGGCGAGGTATTGGTCGGTGATGCGTTGGCGCAGCATCAGGTTTTCGATCGGGGGAACCGGCGTGTAGTCGTAATCAATCGCGAGCTTGCCGGCCTTGAGCGATTCGGCATCGTTCGCGCTCTCGTCGTACCAGGCCGAGCCGCCGATCAGATAGCCGTTTGCGATCAGCTCGCGAAACTTCGCGTTGATGCTCTCGATCAGGTCGCGCACGAGCGAGGGGTGCAACGGCTTATCGACATAAACCATGTGCGCCTCCGCCATCGTGTCGGCGAGCACTTGCGCGGTGCGCGTGTAGTTCTCGAACATGAACAGCGGATCATCCGAGCACGTATGCGAACCCCAAAAACGAAAGCCGGTGCCCGAGTTGATAAGCGTCGTCACGTCGTGCTCGTTCAGATAGCCGGCATCGGTCGCGGGGTCTTGCAAGTCCCAAAACACGCTTTTCGTGATGCCCGACACGCCATTAACGCCGACGTTCGAGAGCGTCTTGTGCCAGCCGATTTCCTCGTCGATCTTGGCGCGCAGTCCCATCGCGATAGCAACGGCCGGCGCGTCGATCGTCGCGCTCGTTGCCGTGTCCCAGGCTTGGAAATCCGGCCAGATAACCATGACTTCGCGTTGCGAGAACGACTGGCGATAAGTCGTCGCTTCCTCCTTCGTTTGCGCGCCGTTCGCGCTCACGTAGGCGAACCCGCGCAGCTTTTGCGCGATCGTCGCGAGCGCGATCGCTACGGGTTGCGCATCGGCGCCAGGCACGCCGAGAATGCGCGGCTTGACGCCGAGTTGCGATTGCGCGGTGAGTAGCGCTTGCATGCCGGTGAGTTCGCCTTGCGGCGTCGCCGTGCCGATCAGGTTGCTCGTGGTTGCCGCTTCGTCGATGCCGGCCGACACGCGAACGACGACGACGACGGGCTTTGCTTGCCAGGAAATGCCCTTGAGTGCCTTTGCGAGCGTGCCTTGCACGCCGGCCTTGCCGATCGCCGTTTGAACGTTGGTGATAAGCACGGGCTTGTCGAGCGGGAACGTCGCCGCGTCGGCGTCGGTCGCATGTGCGACCAGGCCGATCACGGCCGTCGCGACGGTGCGGATCGGGCGCGTGCCGCCGTTGATTTCGATAACGCGCACGCCGTGGTGAAAGTCAGTTGCCATGTGTGATCCTGGTTAAAAGAGGTCAGGGAAAAGGGCGGGTTTGCAGCTCGCGACGCTTGCGGCGTTACGCGGGATCGGCCGGGGTTTCCGGCTCGGGTTCGGGTGCCGGCGGCGCCGCGACAGGGATCGGCGCCGGCGGGGGCGAATAGGGCGAGGGTTCGGCAGGCCATACGACGGCGAGCGGGAACGTCTCGCGGGCGATCGCGCGCTTGAGATCGTCTTGGTAGGCCGTCCACGCTTGCAGCGTGTAATACCCCTCAGAATCGAGCGTGCCGGCCGCCAGGGCGTCGGCCTTGCCTTCCGTCATCGCCTCGGCCTTCGCCATGCGCGCGTCAAACTCGGCCATTGCCGGCGCGCTCGCCTCGGCGAACGGGATCGGATCGCTCGGCCAGCTCACGGCGTCGGGGAATCCCTCGGCTTGAATGGCGCGCACCAGGTCGAGTTGATAGGCCGACCAGGCGCGAAAGTAATAGGCTTCCTCGATCGACAGCAAGCCGGCCGCCAGGGCGTCGGCTTTGCCCGCGTTCATCATGCGGGCGTGCGTCATACGCATATCGAATTCGGCCATTGCAGCGGCGCGCACCTTCTGCGCGATCACGGCCGGATCGACTTGCCAGGCGCCATCGCGCCAGGTGTATTCGTCCGAGGGGCGCGGCGTTTCGCTCAGGCCGTTTTCAGCGGGCGTCGTGCCGGCGACGAGGATTTCGGCCGCTTCGCCGTTGTCCTGGCGGTACAGCAGCCGGCCGCGATAGTCAGGCAAGAGCGACCAGGCGCCATTGCGATAAAACGGCCATGAAAGAGGCGTGCGCGCCGGCAGCTCGTCGGCCGTGCTGAATGCCGGAACGAGCCAGCGGTCGAGATTGAGCGGGTCCGAGTCGGCAAGCCGGCTCGAATGGTATTCGCCGGTTGTGGCGTCGTATTGATGAATCAGCATGGTCGAGTCCTCAGTAAGCTCGGATCAGGGCGAGCAGGGCGATGTTTCGCGGCCGTGCTTCGCCGCCGCCGTCGCCGTTGACGGTGATCGTGTGTGAGTGATTGCCGGCGCCGCCGATGCCGACGTTGTGCCCGTGCGTGCCGGCGCCGTCCGTGTCGAAACCGTGTGCGTGCGCGCCGTTCCAGCTCGTGTACGGTTGCCGCGCGTTGTCGATCGAGAACCAGCTCGACGCCCCGCCTCGATCGGTGTCGGGGTTGGACCAGGCCGGTACGTTCTGGTCCAAGATGTGTTGGTGATCGCCGACGCCGTAGGTGTTGCCGTGGTGCCCGTGCCAGCCTTGCGAATCGGTCCATGCGCTATGGACGTGATCGCCGACAGCCGCCGCGCTCGCGCCGTGCGCGTGCCATACGTTTTGAGAGCCTTGAGACAAGCCGATGCCTCGGCCGGAATCGATGCCCCGCGCGTCGTCCCAACAGCGCAGGAATTCGCCGCGCAGCTCGGGGATTCGAAACGTCGTCGTGCCGTTTCCAGTCGAGAAACAGCCCCACCATCCCGCCCCCCAGCTCGCATCCGATACGAGCGCCCCGCTCGCCTGGGCGTAGGCCCACAGAGCCGGATAGTCGGCGCGATTCAACATCGCGCCGTTGCACTTCAGAAAGCCGGCGCGGGCCGAGGTGCGAGGTTCGAGCACGATTTGCCCGACCATTGCCGTCGCGATCGCCGACGCGACGAAAGCCGTCGTCGCGGCTTTGGTCGATACGTCGCCGGCGGCCGGCGTTTGCGCGGTAATCAGGCCGCCAACAGAGAGCGCGCCACGAAAGCCGGCATTGCCCGTGCGGGTGTCGAACCAGTGTGAAAACTCGGTTTTCGGCACGGCCATACCGTCGATGTTCGGGCCGAACCCGATGCCGAACCAGGAACGCAACGCGATGTTGTTGACCGTGCTCGATGCGTTGTCGCCGTTGCCCGCGCCGAGGGTTGCGCCGTTGCCGGGGGCCGATGCGAGGCGAATCACGTCGGTCGTGCTCACGGGGCCGGTGAAATCGGCGCCCGATAGATTCGCTTTTGCGTCGAGCTTCGGCTTGAGCGTTGCCGGCGTGACAGCGCGCACGGCGTCGGTGCCGGCATCGACTTCGGCTTGCGTCGCCAGCTCGATCACGCCTTGCCGTTCGGTCGTCGCCGGCGGGTTCGTGAATGAGGCGTCGCCGAACGTCAGGGCCGCCGCGTCGATCGACGCGAATTGCACGTCGGCCGACAGCAGCAGCATCGCCGCCGGCGCCTTTTCCATGATTGGCGTGTCTTGGCTATAGACGGCCGCGAGCACGCCGTTTTCGAGATACAGGCCGAACCCGTACAGCGTGAATTGATCGGCCGTGTCGTCTTTCAACGTCACATGGATCGTATCGAAAGCGACGTTCTCGCCGGCAAACGTGGTGATGCGCTTGCGCTCGTTCGGCATCGCGACGAGCGACGGATCGGCAGCGTTGAAAGGGGCCGTTGCGAGGCCGATTTGCACGACTAGGTGCGCGTTCGTTCCCGTGTTGCCTGGCGCGACGAGCGCCGCGCGCCCCGCGTCGGTGATGTGAATGAGAGTGCCGGCCATGTGTCAAATATCCGAGAGAGAAAGACGTCGATAGAGCGCGGGTCGCACGGCGACGGCAACGCCTTGCTTGCCCTGCATCGCAAAACCCTGAGTGAATGAGTAGTGCGCGCGCACGGGCTTCGTGCGGTCGATCTCCGCGAGGATGTCGTCGACGAAAGCCGCAGTCGGCGGGGTGCCGTCGCGACTACTCACGGTCATCACGACGTCAAACGTCCCTGGCACGCCTGGCGGGTCCATCTCGAACCATTCGCGCAGCGCGATGTTTGCGCCGAACGCGGCGACGACTTCGCGCACGGCCGCAGCGGTGCCGTTCTTACGGGCGATCGAGATTGCAGCCTTGACGCGGGCGCGCTTCACTTGCTCGGGCCAGTAGTTTTTCCATGCGTCGATGCCGACGTGCCAGGCGAGCCAGGGCAGCAGCTCGGCCGGGATCGTGTCGGGGTCCATCAATCGAGCGATCGGCGTCGCCACGTCGCACGCCTCGGCCATCACGGCCGCGAGCTTGCGCTCGGTGCTCGTCGAATTCGGCGCGAGCAGATCACTCATAAACGCCTCCGTCGATCAGCTCGATCGAGGTGCAATACGCGGCTTGTTCCTTCGACACGGCAATGCTCGCGAGCGGCGTGTCGAGAATCACCTTTTGCACGCCTGGCGAGCGCATCGCGGCATACAGGCCGTCCAACGTGATTTCCATTCCGAGCCGGTGCATTTCGTCGGTGTATGCGGCCGTGCGCTTTTGCGCCTCGGCGAGCGCGACGGCGCGAT